CCTGGTGGACGAAGCTAGTCAAGTTAAAGAGAAGCTTCTTGGCATACAGTCGAAGACTGGTAAGGACTCTCAGGAAAACATATTCATGAAGAAGGTGGTTGCGATATTTCGTAGCTACCCATTCTTCTTCAAGCCTATTCAGGACGGTACCACAAACCCTCGTATGGAGCTGGCATTTCGCGAGCCATCTAAGCGCATCACAAAGAACAATAAGACCTCTCAGCGTGGGGATGCATTGAACTCAGTTATAAACTGGAAGAACACCACTAACAACGCATATGACGGTGAGAAGCTTCACATGCTGTACCTAGATGAGGCTGGCAAGTGGGAGAAGCCTACCGACATCAGGGAGGCATGGAGAATTGAAAGAACCTGTTTGATTGTAGGTAAGAAGGTCATAGGTAAGGCGCTTGTAGGTAGTACGGTTAACCCAATGAGTAAAGGAGGGGATGAGTACAAGGGTCTCTGGGCTGATTCTGACACCTCAGAAAGAAACAACAATGGAAGGACTAGGTCTGGACTATACAGAATATTTATACCAGCTTATGAGGCTTTAGAAGGCTTCTTTGATGTTTACGGAAATGCTATCATAGAGGATCCCTCTCAAGGCATACACATACATGGTATAGATGGTGATATCGTAGATCAAGGCAGTAAGACGTACCTGAAGAATGAACGCAAGTCCTTCAAGGATGATCCCTCTGAGCTTAATGAGATAATCAGGCAGTTTCCTTTCACGGAGGACGAAGCCTTTAGAGACAGTATCGAGGGTAGTCTATTTAACATAGGTAAGATCTATCAACAAATAGAAAGTAACGACGACCTATACCCTAACCCAGTGATACAGGGTAACTTTATATGGAGGAAAAAGGACGAGGAGGTGGCTTTCTCTCCAGACCCTAATGGTAGGTTTAGAGTTGCCTGGATTCCACCAGATCATCTGAAGAATAAAAGGTCTGACAATAGGGGTAAGCCTATCCCACCGAACGCTCACATAGGCTGTGGTGGCGTTGACTCTTACGATTTAGACGCCACGGTTGATGGGAGGGGATCAAAAGGTGCTCTTCATATGTACAATAAGTTTAGCATGGATGCACCCCCTAACATGTTCGTGGCTGAGTATGCATCACGTCCAGATCTTGCCAGTATATTCTACGAGGATGTCTTAATGTGTGCTTTCTTTTATGGGTACCCTTTACTTATAGAGAACAATAAGTACGGCATTGCAAGGTACTTTGAATCAAGAGGTTACGATGGTTACCTTATGGATAGACCCGATCATTTAAAAACAGGTAACTCGTCAGTAAGTGTAAGAACAAAAGGCATACCATCTAACTCGCAGGATGTCATACAGTCTCATGCTCACGCTATAGAAAGCTACATTCACGATCATGTTGGTGTAAACATAGAGACTGGTGAAATCGGAAAGATGTATTTTAACCGAACCTTAGAAGACTGGATAGGATATAAGATAGACAAGCGAACTAAGTTTGACTTAACTATCAGTTCTGGGTTGGCCCTACTCGCTGCTCAAAAAGTAAAGAAAGAGAAACCTAAATCTAACTTCTCTGACAAGCGCTTTTTCAGGAGATATAAGGTCTAATACGGATTTATTATATTTGCAAAATACGCATACATTGCAATAGAAACATGAATAATCAATACAGCAAGAAGAAGGGAACTTCTTTTCCAGATCCGTTGGCGGAAACTTCGAAGAAGGAAAGCAATGAATATGGTTTGCAGTATGCTAAGGCGATAGAATCTCAATGGGGGAAAAGCGACGAAGCAAACTCCATACATGGGAAACGAACGGCAACTTTTGAGAGAAGCAGGGATTACGCTAATGGCGTACAAGACACAAACATATACAAAAAGCTTCTTAGGTCGTTAGATCCAAATGACGGTGATGGTGGTCTACTTAACTTAGATTATACCCCAGTACCTATATTGCCTAAGTTCGTTCGAGTAGTAGTCAACAAGATACTTTCAAAAAATCCATACCCTAACTTAGAGGCCGTTGATCCGCTTTCTTCGTCTGAAAAGAACAGAAATAAGAAGAGGATTGAGATGCAAGTAGCTGCTAAAAAGCAGCTCATGGAGCTTAAGAAGAAGACTGGTTTGGTTATGGACATCGACCCAGAGAATCTCCCAGATTCAGAGGAGGAGACAGAGATATTCTTAGGTACTAACGTAAAGACTGATGCGGAGGTGGCTGCTCAGATAGCTACTAACATGACGCTATCCTGGAATGATTTTAATGACAGCATATTCAGGAGGTGCGTTAACGACCTTGTTGCTTTAGGAATGGCTATCACTAAGAGAAGCAATGACCCTAATGAAGGTATTAAGACTGAGTATGTTGATCCCGTAAACTTCATACATAGCTACACTGAGGACCCTAACTTTAACGACTTGATTTATGCGGGTCACATAAAGAGGATATCCATACAGGAGCTAAAGAGAATTTCTGCTGGAGAGTTTGAGGAGAGTGAATTCAAGGACATAGCTACTAACGTAAGAAATAAGAATGGCAATAATGCCGCTTACTTAAACTCATCTAGCTACAACAATAAGCTTCAACGAAATGAGTACGGGTACGATGAGTACATGGTTGACGTACTTGATTTTGAGTTTGTCTCAGTGGATTGCATATACTTCGAGGAAAAAGAGAACAGGTTTGGTAACACCAATATGTTCATGAAGGGATTTGAATACACACCTAAGGAGGGGAGTGTGTACGAGAGAAACCCTCACAAAATGGAGGTGTCCACTATCTATGGGGGTAGTTTTGTTTTAGGTTGTAATAAGATATTTAATTACGGAAGAACCAAAAACACACCTAAGAATCTCCAGGACATATCGAAGTCTAGGATGTCTTACTCTGTTGTCTCAACCAATATTCGGAATATGATGCCGAAGTCGATGGTAGACAGCTGCACTGGTTTTGCAGATATGCTACAGTTGACTCACTTGAAGATTCAGCAGGCGATTGCCAAGGCTAAGCCAGATGGACTTATTATCGATATAGAGGGGTTAGAGAATGTACAGCTAGGCAAGGGTGGTGAACTTGAACCACTAGATCTGCATGATATCTACGAACAGACTGGTGTGTTTTACTATAGGAGTAAGAATCCAGAGGGTGGATTCCAGAACCCTCCAGTAAGAGAGATAGGAAATACTATCAGAAACATAAACGAGTTAATCGGTCTTTACAATCACTACTTACGTATGATTCGTGATGCGACTGGAGTGAATGAAATGATGGACTCTTCCACTCCGAAGGGTGATACATTAGTTGGTGTTCAGCAGAATGCAATCGCTGCAGGCAACAATGCGATATATGATATTACAAACGCCTCCATGGTTCTTTACAAGAAGGTCTGCGAGGATGTAGTAAAGTGTCTTCAGATACTGCCTCCAGATTCTGTAATATTCAATGCTTACAGTAATGCTGTCGGCCAAGAGAACATGTCGGTGATATCATCTTTTAGTGACTTACCTATGTACAACTTTGGTGTGCAGGTGGTTAAAGAGATGGAGGACAAGGATAAATCTTACCTAGAGCAGAACATTCAGATCTCTCTTCAGCAGAAAGAGATTGATATAGAGGATGCAATTGCTATTAGAAATATGAAGGATGTGAATCAAGCTGAGAGGCTTCTTGTGGTTCGTAGGAAGAAGCGTATTGCTATTAATCAGCAGATGGCTATGCAGAACTCACAACAGCAGGCTCAGATCCAGCAGCAATCAGCTATGGCTACTTCACAAGCAAGACAACAAGAGATGCAAATGCAAGCTCAAATTGACTCCCAGAAGATGCAGCTCGAATCTCAGTTAGAGGCTCAGCTAGAGCAAGTGAAGCATGAGTTCAGGAAAGAGATTGAAATGATTAAAGCTCAGGCCTTGCTTGGTGTTCGATCTGATGATCAGGAATTCAAAGAGAAGCTTGAGGTCCTAAAAGAAGACAGAAAGGATAAGCGAGTTAAAAAGCAATCTGCAGAGCAAAGCAAGTTAATCTCTCAGAGGGACGGAAAGCGAGGAGAGATACAAGAACCAATCGCTCCTATGATGCCAATGACTCCACAGCAACCACCTCAACAACCACTCATTTAATATGGCTAAGAAAGCAAATTTAGACGTTTCAGAGAAGTTAGATATTTCCTGCAAGAGAGGTGACTCTTTTGAGTTGTTTATAAACCTCAAAGACAGCGAAGGGCTTGACCTTCCTTTATTGTCTGGTGGTTATGAATTTATTATTCAAGTAAAAACACCTAACGCTAGAAGTAGTGGTCCTTCATTGAGCCAACAAAAACGAACCATGATTGCAGCCTCTGCTTTAAAGGAGTCTGAAACCAAAGGTGTGTCTGAAACAAAAGAGGCTAAATCTCCAATCTTTATTTTTGAAGAGATGGATGATATAGGTAATGTCGTTTTAAAATCTACCGCTGAGTCTACATCAAGGCTTCCTGTGGGTAGGTTTGTTTATGACCTACAGTACAAGGTTGATGTTAATGGATTCTCTAAAGTAACAACCATACTAAGGGGGAATTTTACAGTTAAAGAAGATATCTCAACGGCTGTATAATGGCAAAAATTACTGTTAACCTAGAGAGAAAAGGACCTCAAGGGGATAAAGGAGATACTGGAGTTGGCGTTCTATCAACCGTAGATAACGGTAATGGTACGTTCACTATAAATTACACCGATGGTACATCATTTGTAACTTCTGATCTTACAGGGCAACAAGGTGCGGACTCTGTCGTCCCTGGTCCTCAGGGACCACAAGGTCCTCAAGGTGAGCAAGGAGTTGCTGGGCCTCAAGGTCCTAGAGGTCAAGTTGGATCTACGGGTTCTCAGGGGGTTCAAGGACTTAAGGGTGATAAGGGAGATAAAGGAGACACTGGCGCCGATTCTACTGTTCAAGGTCCTCAAGGGGTTACTGGTCCTCAGGGACCACAAGGTCCTCAGGGGGCCGACTCCACTGTTGCTGGACCAACAGGTCCTCAGGGACCTCAAGGAGCTACTGGACCTCAAGGTCCGCAAGGTGCAGACTCTACTGTTGCTGGTCCTACTGGCCCTCAGGGTGATATTGGTCCGCAAGGACCGCAAGGACCGCAAGGTCAAGCTGGACCCTTAGGTATTGGTATTCAAGGTCCTCGTGGTATTACAGGGCCTCAGGGTCCTTCAGGAGATGTGGGCAATTCTGGCATCACAGATTTATCCGACGTAGACACCACTACCACAGCCCCAGCAGACGGCCAGGCATTGGTGTGGAATGACACGAATAGCGAGTGGGAGCCAGGGAGTGTGGGCATTGATGGATTGGTTACTTCATTTGATGGTGACGATATAAGGGCTTGGAGGCCTCGATTGGGTGAATTTGGGGTGGATACATCAGCAGCTGATGACGGCAGCGTAAACCTAGCTTTAGGCGAAGGACACCCAAGAGATCTTTACTTTAAGCCAGACGGAACTAAGTGCTATATAGTTGGTAGCGGAGTTGATGACATCCACGAGGTTCCTCTTGCTACGGCTTGGGATCTTCAGAGTGCTGTAGTGGCTAATATTGTTGATGTTGACCTCGCTGGTTCGTCGTCTATTGGAGGTGGCGGATTTGAAGGAAACCTGTGTGGCATTCACATTGCTGATGACGCAAGCGACTCATCAACCTATGGGAAGAAATTCTTTATTATTGGTAGTCAGCGCGATGAAATTCAAGAGTACACAGCTACCGCCGCTTGGGACGCCTCGACTATATCAACAGCAGCAACTAATAGGCTGTATGTTGGTTCGCAAGATGGGAGTCCCTCCGCCCTGAGATTTACTCCAGATGGTCAGACTATTTACGTTTTAGACGGAGATAGCGACGCAACCCCAAGGTGTAGGGTATGGGACTTAACTACCGCTTGGGATTTGAGTACGGCTACTTATAATTCATCTAAAGACATAACATTTTCTACCGTCGATAGAAACGCAAGAGGTCTAGACTTTAATTCTGATGGGTCTGTGGTTTACATCACCACGACATCAAGTAACGTACATCAGTATAGCCTTTCGACTGCGTATGACATCACCACGCTTTCTTATGTTAGGTCTATTTATACGGGTACACTTAGAGCTTTTATTCACCAACCCGCAAACAATCACGTCGACGAACTATATAAGACCTTAGAGGGTATTTATTTCGTTAAAAGCGAAACAGATCAATACGTTTTTCTTTTATACAACAACGGCGACGAGATAATCACGTTAGATAGAACTGGATTGATTCAGTCAAGTGACACTGTTTTTGATGGTTTGGTGACGGCTAATTCCCTTAATGTAAGTGGAACAAGTATCATAGGAAGTGTAAAATTCGTCGGAGGAGTTGTGATGGGGGCGCCATATATCCAAGCCGCTATGAACTGGAATGGGTTTAACTCTGGGCCAATAAAAGGTGCAACTAGCAGCCATGATGCTTTAACCTGCGGCTCCTATGTAAAATCTATAGGGTTTACGGATAGCATCCAACAAAACCCAGACAGTCACGATTTAAACAATACCGTGACTGGAACTTGGCTTCACAGGCCAGTCGATCCTCAATCTGCAGCTAACAACATCATGATTCCAGCCAGTTCTGGAACTATCAGACTAGACACAGAAATTTACTACCTTAACAGGTTCGACTCTGAATCTGCCAGTAAAGTAACGGGGGCTACTGAGGATATAGAATACTACTATACAGCAAGAGCGGACGGGCAGGGATTACATAAAAAGCTTTTGGGATCGTTACCAGCTCCTGGTCAGACCCTGACTAGAACCAGTTACTATTCTGATAAAGCGTTTGCCGATCCAGACACAGCGTCTGATTGGACTCAAGGGACTGTGTATTCGTCCACAGCTTTAGATTCTGCTATATCGCAGTCTAATGATGCCATTCTTAATGTTCAATCAACTGGCACGCCTCCCCTTTCAACTAAGATCGTTGTCGCTGGATATCTCGGCGCTTCAGGTCTTGTTGTAGGCGATTCAAACGGGTTTGGCGGAACCTCTGTTGCCTATAGTCTAAGACTTTTAAACAACTTTTACGGAGGTGCTGCCATTCGTGTGGTTAACGACAGCGATGTTGAGGCTGATATAGGCTTTAACTCTAGCCTTGAGTTAGACACTACAGCTCTTTTGAACCACTGCGGAAGTGGCGATGGATACCTTGTAAAGTGGTACGATCAGGCTAAGGGCGGTTCTACTGGCGATGGCAATGACGCCACCTGGGAAAGCAGTACGTCGTACTCAAGCAGGAAGCCGCAGATTGTTTCTTCTGGTTCTGTTATCACAGATAATGGAAAGCCCTGCATCGAAACTATTGACGCAGGAATGGTTATGGATGAGCAGTTTAGTGCCTCTAATGAGTACGACTTGTTCTTCGTTGCTCAAAAAACTCTAAATAATAATAATCACGGTATGATTTGGGGCACTCAAACTGGGAATGATTGCAGGGTGTGGCTGGTTGACTACAGGCTGTATTTAGAGGTTAACAACGGAGAGAATAATAAGGGCAACTACGGTGACGGTGGGGCTAACACGAGTTTTTATGAAATGGGTCAGCTTATCCTTAACGTAAGGAGAGATGGGTCTGATGTAAACACAGCTCAAAGGAATGACGTGGTTGGTGATCACAACTACACGCGAAACGGCGCCATGAAGACTGACAGAATCCTTAACGCCTGGAACAACAAGCAGTACTCTTTTGCTGGTAATGTACAGGAGATCATCATGCTTGACGGTGATAAGTCTTCTGAGCGTTCTGCTATCCAATCTAATCTCAACACATATTACAGCGTTTACTAATGGCTATAAATTTTGACAGCGACACCAATAAGGTGAATATTACCGTTCCAGCACCTACTACTGTAACTGTAACGGAGAAAGGAATAAAAGGAGATGCAGCTACGGTAACGGCTGGTACAGTAACTACTGTTGCTGAGGGTCAACCAGCAGTTGTGGTAAACTCAGGCACAACTAAGGATGCTGTATTTGATTTCTCTATCCCTACAGGACCTAAAGGGGCAACTGGAGATACAGGGGCTCAGGGCATCCAAGGAGATATCGGACCTGATGGTCCTCAAGGCATTCAAGGTCCGCAAGGCGAACAAGGAGATACAGGTCCTATAGGTGCTACAGGATCTCAAGGGTCTACTGGTGCTACAGGGGCTCAAGGACTTCAGGGGGAACCTGGAACCAATGGATCAGACGGGGCTGATGGAGTTGGCATCCCTTCGGGGGGTACAACGGGTCAGTCTCTTGTGAAGGTTGATGGAACAGACTATAACACTCAGTGGAGTGAAATAGACACATCTCAGTGGACAACCGCAACGAACGACATATACTACAACACAGGTAACGTAGGTATCGGTACGGCTACACCTTCTGAGGTTTTGCACGTAAACGGAAATGTAAAAGTTGCAGGAAAGATAGCAACTCCAAACGCTATTGCGATAGGTTCGGGACATGTCGGAAACGTAGGCGGATCTTATTCTATACACATAGGTCATGATGCTGGTAAAAACGATTCAGGAGCGTATAATGTCCTTATGGGGTTTCAGGCTGGCGCCTTTCATAGCAAATCAGAGCGTATATCAATAGGGTATAGGGCAAAAGCAGGAAACTATTCCGTAGCTCTTGGCAGTGATTCGTCTAACGGAAGCAGTACCGACTACTCTGTTTTAGTTGGTAACAAAACCGCTCAATATACTACAGGAGCCAAAAACGTAGCGGTCGGCTATGAGGCCGCAAAGGGCGTTTCAGGTACCTCAACCTTCGCCAGCACAGTAGCCGTCGGCTACCAAGCCTTAACTGCGCTGACTACTGGGGCTGGAAATACAGCTGTTGGGTATCAGGCGGGGGACGCTTTAACTACACAAGGTCAAAACACGCTCGTTGGATATCAAAGCACTGCCACCGCAAACCAAGGCACAGCGATTGGATATGATACATCGGTAGCCTCATCTGGTATCGCTATCGGACAGGGCGCAGAGACAACAGGTTCAAACGCTGTTGCAATTGGTGTTGTTGCGCGAGCTGGTTATGAAGCAGTGGCAGTTGGTCACGGTGCAAATGGAAATGGGGCGCTGAGAAACGTCGCTTTAGGTTACTATGCGGCTGGGGCTACATCAGGCACTTACAACCACGCTATTGGGTATCGCACAATTCGATATACAAGCGGTAATAACAATTCAGCGGTAGGAGCATTTGCCCTTGAGGGTACCTCAGGCTCCTCTACCTTCTCCAATACAGTAGCTGTCGGATATCAAGCCTTAACTTCGCTGACTACTGGGGCTGGCAATACAGCTGTTGGGTATTTATCTGGATCTTCTTTAACTACTGGAGGTTACAATGTGCTCATAGGTCAATCCGCTGGAGACAGCATAACTAATGGGACAAACAATGTTGCGCTTGGCGTTAATGCGCTTGGAACGGGTAACCACGGGAATAGCATAGCCATTGGTCGTGATGCAATTGGTAGCGCTGCGTCTTCTAATAGCATCGGCATTGGAACAAGCGCTGGTAGATATTCAACGGGGGGAACTAATACTTTAATTGGGGTTAATTCTGGAATGGGCGTTTATGGATCGTCAGTCTTTAATAGCGCAGTAGCAGTTGGTAACCTAACATTAGCATCATTAACTACAGGATTTGCTAATGTAGCGATTGGGTATCAAGCTGGGACTGCTTTGACTACAGGAAATCATAACACAGCGATTGGGCATCAAGCAGGTATATCCTTAACAACCTCATCCAAAAATACAGTTATTGGCTTCGAAGCGGGTAGCTCTCATTCAAGTCACTCAACCTCCGTAACAGCAATAGGTTATCAAGCAGGAAAATCAACAACATCAGGTGGGGTTTTTATAGGTAGTCAAGCAGGTATAAATGTTAATAACTCAGGAAATGTTTTAATTGGTGATGGTTCTGGAAGTAGTATTACTAGTGGTAATGGTAATGTAGGAATTGGGAGTAGTGCATTAAAAAGTGCTTCAATTCAAAATGTTGGGGTGGGTTCTGAAACAGGAAGGTATGGGGCTGGGAGTAACTCAGTTTTAATAGGTTACCAAGCTGGAAGAGGAAGCTCAGGAAACCCAGTAAGCCAGACTACTCTGTTAGGATATAAGGCAAATTATTTAGGTAATGGTAGTAATGACGTTATGGTTGGGAGAAATGCTGGTGTTTCACTAACATCTTCTAATGGGAATATTTTAATAGGGGATAATGTAGCATCAACAGAGACATCTTTAAATAACAAACTCTATATAGAAAACAGCAATTCAGTTACTCCGCTTATCTACGGGGAGTTCGATAATGACATCGTAAGAATAAATGGCACGCTACAAGTAGGTGATCCAGCAGGGACAGGGTACGCCTTACCTGCGGCTACAGGAACTACAGGTCAGATACTTTCTGTAAACGCTAGCGGAGACCTTGCTTTTGCAGCGGCAGGAGGAGGAGGATCCAACACCAACTTAGCCAATACCAACCTTACACAGAGCGGCAATAGAAATTTTGACCACGATGGCAGCACGCTAACGTTTGACTTGAACGATGGCGGCATATTTAAGGTTACAGACAATAGCGACCCTGGTTTCGGGGTTAACCTTGAATGCCACAGCGGAACCACGTTTATTCACGACTTACAATATCCTACATCTGACGGTACTTCGGGTCAAGCGCTAACGACCAATGGATCAGGAGTTCTGTCATTCACTACGGTAAGCGGTGGGGGCGGGTCTGGAGGCATTGGAACTGCCGATCAAACTCTTGATGCTGATAGAACTATAGACACCAACGGATACAACCTTGATATTGAGCTTGATCCTACGGGTACGGCTGACACCTTCACTATCCACGACGGAACACATGATCTCTTCCAGGTAGATACTAGCACGAGCGGTACGCTGTTTGGTGTTAATGATGTTTCTGGTCTCCCTATGTTCCAGAGCAACTCTGACGGAACTATGGCTTTGCCTCAGATCCTCACAGCTGCACCAACAGGAACTGCAACTGAGGGTACTATGCAGTTAGGTATCGTGTCTGGTACGTGTTACCTTTACGTGTACATCAACGGTGGATGGAAGAGCACCACTTTAACTTAATATCATGCATTTCGATAACAGACACTACGTAGTCTTTGACCTCTCAGAGGTAGACACGATCGACTTCTCAGAAGTCATGGAGACATCAGCAGATACGCTGAGAAAGAACTTAGCAGGGACTCAGAGCTTTGTGAAGTATGAAAGTGACATGCCTGCTTCGGTAACAGCTTTGACGACGCGCAGTCAGGAGTACACTCATGAAGATATTCTTACGCTGCTGGCTGGGACTGATTGGACTGACCCTAACGCAGACATCATCTAAATGGGTGGGTTTGCAAATAACGCACCTATCGTAACCGATGGGTTGGTGTTCTACGTTGATGCGGGGAATGATAACTCGTATCCTGGGAGCGGGACTACGTGGACTGATTTAGCAGGTAGTAATAATGGAACATTAACAAATGGACCCACATTTGATTCTGGGAATGGTGGAAGTATTGTATTTGATGGGAGTGATGATTCTGTACCTATAGATGTTAGTAATATATTCCCCACAGGTAATCAATCCCATAACTTATCTATTAACTGTTGGGTTAAATTACCAAATACCACACAAAACGTAATATTTTTTGGCTCTAGATATGGAGATAGGGTTTATTTAATGATGAAGTCTGGAAAATGGACTATAGGATGGGGAGGAGGAAATCAACTAGGTGTTATTGATGCTACTACAAACTGGACAAATGTATGTGCCTCTATTGCTAATGGAGTTGCAACACTTTATGTTGATGGAGTAAGCGACGCTACAAAAACAGACACTTCATTATCAATTCCCTCAATTCTTCCTATTGGTGCTTATTATTATAATGGAGTATGGAACCCTGGTCAATCTTACCCAAATTCAATATCTAATGTGAGTTTTTATAACCGCACCCTCTCTGCCTCTGAAATCACCCAAAACTACAATGCTTTAAAAAACCGTTTCGTATGAGCGTGAAGAGTAACATAGGGGTAGTAACCGATGGACTTGTATTTGCGGTAGATGCTGCTAATTATGAGTCGTATCCTGGCAGTGGTACTACTTGGACCGATTTAGCAGGTAATAATAATGGTACCTTAAAAAATGGACCTACATTTGATTCGGGAAATGGTGGCAGTATTGTATTTGATGGGACGAATGACAGAGTTAATCTATCTACATCTACCAGCCTCCCAGGAGATTTTACAGCACTCGCTATTACCAAAATTCCTTCATTAACTCCTAGTTCAAATTGGGCTATGTTTTTTGGGGCTGCCGATACTGATAACTTTATAGCTGTTACAAATGATTTTGCTACTTTAAGAGTCCAAAGCAATAATAGCACGAATAGTGATTTAAATTCTATATCATATCCTTCTAATGAAATAGTTATGTTACAAGTTACTCAAGAAGGGAATAGTAATTATTGGTGGATTAATAACACATATTTAGGCACTTCATCCAATGGTAGTTATGATGGTATGGAAATTACGCGTTTAGTTTCTTACGCAGATGGGAATAACTTAGGAATGTGGGCTGGTAATTATTATTATGCCTCTTTATATAATAGAGCACTCACCTCATCAGAAATCCTCCAAAACTACAACGCCCTAAAAAACAGATTCGTATGAGTTACAGTTTCGGTAAAAGTATAGTGACGGATGGGTTGGTGTTCTACGTGGATGCAGCTAATGGTAATAGCTATTCAGGGTCAGGAACCACATGGTCCGACTTAGTGGGTAACACTGATGGTACTCTAAAAAACACACCTACGTTCGATTCTGGCGATGGGGGTAGTTTTTACTTTAATGGGTCTAATGAATATACGGATATAAAATCCCTTGTCATACCTGCTAACATTACAGTTTCTGCATGGATTAACCCAAGTGCAACCACTTCGGCTGGCCAAATATTAACAAGCGATGACTCGGCAGTATCTATTAGAAACTGGCAGTTTTTGATGGAGGCAGATAACAAAATAAGGGCCATTGGTTTCCATACATCTGGAAACCAAAATCTTCAGTTTGTAACTACAGATACTATCCCAGATGATACTTGGACGATGGTTTCTTTTACATCGGATGGAACCAATATAAAGATCCAATTCAATGGGGTTGAAAAAGCCACAGGTAGCTTCCCCTATAGCTTACTAGGTAATGGGTCTACTGGTGATGCACTTATAGGCGCTAGAAAGAGCTCTAGTTTAGCTGCTTTTTTTAATGGTAAAATAGCGGTCGTACAGGTATATGACAGGGCTCTTTCCTCTACAGAGATACTTCAAAACTACAACGCACTAAAGAATCGATTTATTTAATTATATTTGCACTTATAAAACAACATTATGGCATTTACATTTCAATCGAAATCCTGGTCTATCGCAGGTGAGAAAGAGTTCGAGAATCACTTTACTATTCTAAACCCAACCCTATCTGTTATGCAGGTAAGCGTTCATGAAGAGAACGTATACATTAGCATGAAAGCAGTAGAGAACGGGGGCGTATTCGAACACAACCTTAATGTTCAGTACAATAACTCTGCTGGAGAAACAGATTTAGACGTGATCGTAGATTCAGCTGTATCTCAGGCATTTCCTGAAGCTACACTGAACAGCTGATAATCAGAAGCTTACAATACAATGAAGGCCCCTAGTGGGTCTTTTTTGTTTTTATTATATTTGCGGTATGCGCTGTTGCAAAAAATACAAAAAGGGAGGCAATGTAAGCCTCAAGATGGGCAAGCACAAGTCTCGTTCTGGCGGGCTTACTGCCGCTGGTGTGAAGAAGTATAACGCAGAAA